TGTTAACAAAACCAATGCCAAAAACATGCTGGTTACTATCGACTTCGAAAAGAACGGATCAACGTACAGAATCGAAAGAGGTCGTAAGCCTAACATTTTCAAATTCATTGTCAACGAAAGCGAGATTACTGGCAACGCCAGCGACGAAGGTCAGGGCGAAAACAGACTAACACAGGAACATATCGAGCAAGTGCTGGGCATGAGTTACGATATGTTTAAGCACATCTTAGCCCTTAATACATTCACAGAGCCTTTTCTTAGTATGAAAAGCAATGACCAACGTGCTATTATTGAGCAGTTGTTGGGCATTACATTACTAAGCGAAAAAGCCGACATACTTAAAGAGCTTACTAAGGGTAGCAGGGATAGTCTTAAAGAAGAAGAATTCCGTATTAAAGCACAGCAAGAAAGTAATAACAAGATTAAGACTTCTATCGAAGACTTAGAACGTCGTAGCGGCGTGTGGCTTAAAAAGCACGACGAGGACATTGTTATGTTGCAACGTGTAATTGAAGAATTAGAAAGCATTGACATTAACGCAGAGCTAGCTAATCATCAATTAATAACAGCATGGCGTGAAAAAGAAGGACGACTAAAGCGTTTCAACAAAGACCTGAGCACACACCAAAGTGCAATAAAACGTTTGAATATTCAGCTTACTGAATTAACAAATGCACTACTCAAAGCTGAGGACCACAAGTGTCATGCTTGCGGGCAGGACATTCACGATAGCAAACAAGAAGCCATGCTCAGTGAAATTAAAGATGCAGTGGCGCTAATTCAAACGGACTTAGACAAAGAGCACGTATTAGAAAAAGAAGCCAGTGATGCTATCCTAGCGTTAGGCGACTTGGGTGCTTGCCCTGTGCTAAAATATGCCAGCTTGGACGATGCTATCAATCACAAGACTACATTAGACAACACATACAATCAACTAGAAAACAAGTTGCTAGAGTCCGATCCTTATGACGAACAAATTAATCATCTTAAGGCCACAGCATTGTCAGAGCTAGACTGGACTAGAGTTAACGAACTTACACGTTTAATCGAGCATCAAGAGTTCTTGCTTAAATTGTTGACTAACAAAGACAGCTTCATTCGACGTAAGATTATTGAACAGAACTTGAGCTACTTAAATCACAGACTTGAATACTACTTGGAAAAGTTGGCCTTGCCGCACGAAGTAAAGTTCCAAAGCGATTTGAGCGTTACTATCAGTCAGCTGGGACAAGAGTTTGACTTTGACAACCTAAGTCGTGGCGAACGTAATCGTTTGATTCTAGGCTTGAGCTGGAGTTTTCGTGATGTTTACGAAAGTCTCAATACACCTATTAATATTTTGTTCATTGACGAAATGATTGACAGCGGCATGGATCCCAACGGGGTAGACAGCGCACTGGGTATTCTTAAGAAAATGGCCCGCGAACAAAGCAAAAATATCTTCTTAATTTCGCACAGAGACGAACTGGTAAGTCGTGTAAATACGATTCTACAAGTTACAAAAGAAAACGGGTTTACCACGTTTGGACTAGATGTAGACATGATAGAGGTATAAAATGGCCAATGCAGATATATTAATTACAAAAGAAAAAGATAAAACCGGAGTCGAAGTAAGTGTCAAGCTAGCACAGCAAATAGGCGGTAGCCCTGTGTTACCGTTTTTTCTGCGTAATTATGCAGATTTAATTGACAACGGACATTCGAATCCTTTCTTATTTGGCACAAACAAAAGCAAAGCAGTTTATATAGAAGTCAACGACGAAGTAGCAGGACACATTGTTTATGATATTTTAGACGATGCTTACAAAACTGCTTGGATTGTGTTTAGTTGTGTTGAGGACGGATTCCGTCGAAGAGGTCTATATATGATTATGCATAGACATTTTGAACAGATTGTAAAAAATGCTGGGTCAAAAAGAATAGCTAGTCACGTTCATGTAGATAATAAAGTTCGCTATGCCAGCTGTGAAGCTGTAGGTATGAAGCCGGACTTTTACAGAATGGAAAAGACAATAGTATGACATTAAAAGAACAATTTGAACAAAATGGTTGGGTAGGTCCTATCCAGCTAATGAGCAAGGCTGAGGCATTAGAACTTAAACAGCAAGTATTAGAAGCTGAAGAAAAACTTCAGCTAATGAACAGCGACTATCGTTGCAAGAGTAATGTACTATTTCCTTTTGTTGACAAGATTAGTCGCAATCCTCGATTAATAGAAGCACTAACTGAATTAATTGGTCCTAACATTCATTGTTGGGACACATTGTTTTGGCTTAAGAAACCAGGCGATGGCAAAGACGTTAGTTTCCATCAAGACGCTACTTACTGGAACTTTGACAAAAAGCATTTGGCTGTAACTGCGTGGTTTGCTTTTGACGATGTAGTACCTGAGCATGGTAGTCTTGAATATGTACAAGGCAGTCATAGAGTATTTCAGCGTAAGCACAAGGATGTTAAAACATCAACTAACTTGCTAATGCGAGGACAAACAGTTGACGAAGAATTACCTAAGGAACGTATTAAGACCACAGTACCAGCTGGTAGTGTACTATTACACAGTCCTTATATCATTCATGGTAGCGGCCCAAATCAAGCCAACACCGATAGAGTGGCCATGGGAATGATTCTTGCCAGTACAGAATGTAAACCTATATTAGCTATTAGCCCAGAATCAACTGTAATGGTTGCCGGAGAAGATCATTACAACTACATGTTACATGATCCTGCACCTACTGGTAATTGGGACACGGATGTAAAGAATTGGCGTGCCGCTTACGATCGCCAACATATTAATTACTACGAGATGGAACAAAGTCCTGCTAGCCCTTATAAAGATTTTGAAAAGGTGCCTGCATGATTTTTAAGGATTGGCGACTTTGCGATCAAAGTCCTATTGACTTACAGTTTGAAAGAGATAAAATATACTATGTACATGCCAGGGCGTGGCATTTAAAAGGTTATCTATTGGGCAGACACAGTTACCTTACATGGTGGTCGGACAAGCATAAACAACAATTAGTAGTAGAGTACACTGACAGAGAAACATTAGAAGTACAGTCAGGGAAAGTTATATATGGCGGCAGAGAAGAATATCAGCTTCATGCTCCCTATATTAGTAATAGGCCAGCAAATGCACGATGGTTTGGTGCTGACCCAGTTATAAAAGGATACTGCACTAATACATTGGACTATAACGACATTGTCGATGCTTGCGAAGAATATCCTTATAAGGTTACTACTTTTGATTTGTTAAAAAATAACTGTAACACATTTACATCATACCTATTGCATAAATTAAACTTGGATATCAAACAGCCATGGCCAGCAATAGGACACAGAAGCAGACAGACTTGGAAAAATCATGGACTTAAAATTTGAATATACAGAAAACAATCATTTCAAATGGGGATTTGGCGATGAATGGTACAATCGTCCTGATCCTGAAAAGCAATACAAAATTCAACTAGGGTATACTACTCGTCCTGTAATGCGCTTCAGGGAAGAATGTATAGACGTTGCTAGGAAAATTGCCGCAAAAGCTACTAAGCCTATTATTGTAGGACTTAGCGGAGGCAGTGATAGTCAAATGGTCTGCTTGAGTTTTAGAGAAGCAGGCATTCCTTTTAAAGTTGTTATTGTCAAAATGTATGACAGCGAAGAAAAGTTAGTCAACGGGCATGATATTAAAACTGCTTATGTATTCTGCGAAAAATATGGAATCGAGTGGATCGACTTTGAAATTAACATAGACGAATATTATGCCACTAAGGGCAAAGAGTATGCGGCCAAGTACGGATTAACGGGTGTTCATACTATACTACAATGCGCCACTATGGACTTTGTAGGACAGGACTACTGTTATATCATGGGCGGTGGCGACATTGTGTTTGCTCCTTATAAGACTTATGTAACTCCAGATGTTGCAGAGCAGTTACCTACTATTCCCAATTTAGACGACATGGTTAGACCCGTGTGGTGGCAAACCCCGTTGCCCATTATGCAACATATGATGGCCATGGGCTATGAAGGCACTAGTAAATTTTATCTTTACACTCCGGAAATTATTGCGGCATACTTAACTGACCCTGTGGTTACAGATTTCCTTAATGCACAAGATACAGTTTACGAAGTTTTTTGTAGATGGCATCCTCATGCTAGAATGTGGTGGCGCTGTTTCCACATGCTGTTCAAGCCTTTAATGACACAGCGTGAATGGCCTGAAATGGTTCCTGCTAGAAAGTATACAGGATTCGAGCAACTACAAGGCAAGAATTTTAATTCGGGCAAAGAAGTGTTGTATCAAAAGTATCTTATCGATGCCGCTGATGGCATTTCAGACGGACAAGTAATTACTACACCTATTGCTGATCTAATCGAATACGTAACTACACCGCATACTCATAATTTATTAGCTACTAGAATTGTTAGAGGCGTGACTACAGGTTGATTATGAGAAAATATGTATGGGCTAATTGGAACGAATTAGACTACGAGTCTATGCCTTATAGACAAGGATTTAAAAGTGTTGCCGGATGGTTTGAATTTCCAGTAGATCGATTTAATGTATTGGAAAATAAATTAGAACTTCCTACATACAGTATAGTAAAAGATCCTGTATACAACTTAACCAATCTAACCAATGATTGGGAATGTAGACTTTATAGCATTTTAGATCAAGTAGCTGACAGGGTATTCACAACTGCTGGCGATAAGACTATTGTGCTGACTTGGAGTGGCGGTATCGATAGTTCTTGCATACTAGTATCTTTACAAAAGCATCCTAAGTTTAAAGAAAAAGTCGAGCAAGGCAAATTTAAAGTTGCACTGACCAGTATCAGTATAGACGAGTATCCTGAACAGTTTTATAGAGATATACTACCATCTATACCTATTATTACATTAGATTATCTACGACTAATGCAAGATCCTGATGTTATGTTAGTAACCGGAGACATGGGCGATCATGTTATAGGCTCTAGTGACGTATTAAGATTTACTGACGGTAAGCCAGGCGACTTAGATTTAATGTTACCTTGGAAACATGTATTGCCAAGGGTAGCTGGACTTACAGACAATGCGTTTTATCAAGACCTAATGTTTACAATTGTAAAAAATGCGCCGTTTGAAATTAAGTCTATTAATCAAATGACTTGGTGGTGGGCTAATGCACTAGATCATCAAGACGACTTAATAAGGCCGTGGTATTGGAGTACTACTGAAGATTTGTCTGAGCTGGCTAGTCAAAACAAAGTGTTTCGATTTTTTTACGATGATGCTCTAATGACGTTTAGTTTCGAATACATGAGTACTAACCCTGAGTATCATACTTACATTGATAATAAGCTATGGTTTAAAAGGTATATTGTTAATAGCACAGGCGACGAATACTATTTGAATAAACAAAAAATATTCAGTCAACGTATGAGTCTACGCCATGTTTTTAAAACACAAATCTATTACGAAAATGATATGTTAAAGTTTAGCAAACGCAGAGAAGTTATAAATGGCACTAAACAGAGTTAAAATATTAGTTGATCAAGTTTCCGAACAAGTAGTGTGGCTAAGTTATTTCTTAGATACACAACCGCCTTCCTTGGAAATTAATTTAAATTTTTTCATGTACAGCGGGTCGACAGAATTAAACCTGTGGAAACTTTACTTGTCCTATCAACTACACTATAATATTAAAAACAAAACTTTTTATAAAAAGTCCACTAACCCTGCTACATTCAAGCAAGTTCAGTTTTCCAGAGCCAAATGCATGGCTGTAAATTGGATTAGTTCTGCCTGTGATTATCAGTATGAAAAATACAATTACTCTAATCACCAGATGTACATGGATCAGAGTGAATATAATCGTCAGCGATGGATAGATGTTATAATGCATACACATGGCTGTACTGCGGATCAAGCAGACAAACTTTTAAAATTTAAACGAGAAGAATACGAATTAGCAGTTTTTCAATTAGAATCTTTAAGATATACATTTACAGATAAAATCAAAAAAGCACAAACATTAGAACAAGTTAACCAACATTACGAAGAAACCGTGGCAACATTAATCAGTCCCAATAGTATAAAATTAGCAACTTCCCCAATTATTCAAGGCGTAAATTTAGAAAACCTAGAAAGTGGTCAAAATCAACTACCTTGACTATATAGTAAGCTATGACTTGGCTGTATCAAGGGATTGAAGTGGAAACACTTCCGGAAGATTGTATTGGGTTTGTGTACATTATTACAAATAATGCCACAGGCCGCAAATATATTGGCAAAAAATTGGCAAAATTCTCGAAAACAACTTATAAAACAGTCAAACTCAAAAACGGCAACAAAAAGAAAAAGAAAATTCGTAGCAAAATCGACAGCGATTGGCGCGAATATTATGGCTCAAACGACCAACTCAACAAAGACGTAGAAACCCTAGGCAAAGATAATTTTACTAGAGAAATCTTATTTTACTGCACATCTAAGGCACAATGCTCATATATAGAAGCTAGAGAACAGTTCACACACAGGGTACTGGAATCAGCAGATTATTACAACGGGCACATTCAAGTTCGCGTCCACGGCTCCCACATTATAAACAAACTCTAATAAAAACTACGGATAGGCCCAGTCCCGGCCGCATATTAAGGGATCCTGCACCTGGCCAAGCGTGAGCACAGGGATGGAAATTTTGCGCCGTAGCAAAGACTAACTCCACTATCCTTAACAGGACGAAGTTCAATTGCTTGAAAAGAACTGGGTTTAGTATACGTAAAGCTAAAAAGAGTGAGCTCTGTTGACAATTACAACTCACATGCCGCATAAACTGCTCTAATAGTGTTATGTGGTTGCGTTAAAGTCTAGCGTAAAAGGGTACAGCAGAACCGCCCTTGCTTGGTCAAAACAAGTTGCTTAATTAGAGTGTGACATATGGATGAAGGATAATGTCAAAACATACTTGGCCTTTGCTTAAGGCTAAGTGTGACTGAACTCAGGATAATACTTAATAGTTCAACAATAATTAAACAATAAATTATTCGAGCTTTACGAAGTAAAGTGAAGAATAGGCTGTGTTTACACAGCCATTATCTTCTTGTAGATTCTTTCATAGCTCTTTCTTCTTGTTCAGCTTTATATTGTAGTGCTTCGGAAAGAGCATTGCGTTCTTCTGGACATAAGTTATAGATTTCGCTGTAAGGCATTCCGCTGTATATGGCTAATAGCATTAAATCTTTTTGTATGGCCTTCTGGTCTTTTTCGAAAGAGCTAACGAATTGCATTAGTTTAGCGGGCTCTTTCAGTAATTGAGAAAGCCTTAACCGAAAAAATCGCTAGGGTTGAATGTTAGTTCGGCGTTATAGTCTTGTCCGCATTTGGCGCACTTAACTACAATTTTACTGTTAACTCCAACATCTGTAATGCTCTTGAGTGCTCTGTCGATTAAGTCGAACTCAGGCTTGCTAATAGATGTTACCCATTCCCTGATAATTTTCTTGTCTGTAAACTCTTGATTGTCAGGGGTAATTACTTTGTCAATGCTGGCTGTAATCAAGTCTAAAGTAGCATCCAACAAACGTGTAAAGCTCTTGCCAGCCATTTTTAGCTTTTGCAATTGCTCTTTAACTTCTGCTTCTACTTGTTGGCTCTTGGCCATTTCTTCAAAGCCAGCAATATTAACTTTGTTTTGTTCTACTAAAGTATAGGGCTTAACAAACACTCTCATGCCACTTCCTGGCAATACAACTTCCACATCGCCGCCATAGAATGTTGTAGAGTCTAATATGTTACCCAAGTTAACGTTAACTTGTGTTACTGCATCAGGTTCGCAATCATGAGTAAAGTCAAGTTCCATATGGTCGCCATATGTGGCCATGCGAATACCTACCATGATAGCATCCATATCAATGATAGGGATTTCATTTGGATCTACAATACCAGGCACACAGGTTTTAAAGACTTGTTTGATTGATTCGCCGTTGAGCAAAGCATCCGGGCTTTTCAATAATAATTCGTCTTTGGCAGTCATTGGATAAATGGCTACTTCGTTTGTGTCTGTTAAATCAATACCTTTGAGATAGCATTTTCCCATACTTGGCAATTTAACGTATCTGGCAGGCCTTCTGTTATACTGAATCAGTGGGTTCATGCGTGTGTTTTCCATGGTTTTTACTCCGATAAATAATAGTGTACTGGAGTATTTATATACGTAGATAATGGCTAAACCACCACAGGATATTAACTTACCAGACGGGTCGAGTCGTCCCCAATGGGCAACAGAAGAAACGCTACTTAAACTGCTAGACAAGTTTGGCGGTAGTAGTGCCGGCGCGACTGGGGCAAGCTCAGGCAAAGCGGGCGGCGGTGCATCTGCCCCCGGCTCAACAAATCCAGTTGAGCAACTAGAAGACTTGGGCGAAACAGCCAAGTCACTTAAAAAGAACTTTGGTGACATGGGCACAAATGCCATGCGCCATAGCAGTACTATAGGTATGTTTGGCACTGCGGCATTTGAAGGTTCTAAAAAGTTATTCCAAATTTCTAAAAGTAGTGCTGGTGTAGCAGAGGCCATGGGTACAATGAGTAGCGGCATGTCTGCACTTGGACAGTATATGGGCGGTCCATGGGGACTTGCATTACAAGTTGCAGGCCAAGGCCTAATGATGCTGGCCAACAAAACTAAAGAATACTTGGACAGCATGGAAGACATGGTCAATGCTGGCTTGGGTTATAGTAGCAAATTAGGCGAAAGTGCAGAAATTGCGGCTAACTCGGGATTGGCATTAAAGAGTTTTTATGGTGCATTAAAAGAAACAGGACAAGCATATAGAGCATTAGGCTCAAATGGTATGGATGCGGCCCGTGCGTTTGGTGACTTGCAAACGCAAGTTAGAGATACTTACGGCACCTTTGGTATGAGTGCGGCTGACCTAGCCAAAGGCAGTGCAGACTTTATTAACGTATTTGCGGCCACAGGAGCCAAAGGTGCAGATGCCGTAAGCGGTGCGGCCAAAGCCTATGGTAAGAGTTTAGAAACATTGCGTAATGTTAGTATAGCCACTGGCGCAGATATGAACGCAATGAAAAAGAGCCTAGGCGACTTGTTAAAGAGTCCAGTTATTATCAACGGCTTAAAGCAATTTGGACGTAGTACAGAAGAAGCAGTTGTAGCATTGGCACGTGGAGCCAGCGGATTTGAAGCGGTATTTGGACAGCTAGGTAAAGAGTTGTTTAATCAAGTAGCTGAAGCACAAAGTGCAGGCCTAAGTATTATTAACACTAAGCTAGGCCAGGAAATAGCGCCGTTTGCGGATATTCAAGTACTTGATAACTTCCAGAAGAAATTAAAAGATAACACAGTTAGCGCAGGAGAATTTGGCGCTAGCGCACAAGCCATGGTTAACAGCATGGGACCTAATATTCCTACATTGCAGTTGTTGGCACAGCAAGGCGATGCAAGTGCCAAGCGATTGTTAGAAATGTATAACAATGCTAAAAAGTACACAGAAATGAGTACCGAAGAACTTGAAGCAATTAAAGCCAAAGGCCGTGCAGAAGAAAAATTAAAAAGCATCAGCGAAAAGATGGGTGCTACCTTTGAAAAATTAAGTAGCAAACTGTTTGGATTCATTGACTTAATTCCAACGGAAATGATCGACGGCTTAGCAGACGCATTAGATTTTACAGTTAGTATGCTAGGCGGATTTGTTGACTTTATCATGGCTGTACTAAAGCCAGCAATGTGGCTAGTAGGCAAAGCATTTGCAATGTTAAACCCAGTAATACATGCATTGCGTACCGCAGTCGTATGGACGTTTGAAAAATTAACATCTGTAATGACTTTCTTTAGTGAAACCCTAATAGGCATAGGTGATTCCATATGGGATACTGCATCCGACATATTAGACGTAGTTGTTAACGTGTTTAAAGCAATAGGCAATGCAGTATGGGACGTTATGACAGCTCCATTTAAGTTGCTGATGACTATCGGTGAAATGGCCATGAAGCCGTTTACTATGCTTTATGATTGGTTAAAGAGTTCTTGGCTAGGACGTAAAGTACTAGGCGTTAGCAAAGAAGAAACTAATGCTCCTGGACAGATGAAAACAGATGCCATGGGAAACCCAATCATGGGCAGTGAAGTCAGTGACGCAAGTAGCCCAGTGGTAGCGGCCACAGTTAAACGTGAATCATATTCATATGGTAACATGGCCGATGTACAAAAAGAACAAACTCAACTAATGCAAGAAATGGCAGACGCTACCAAGTCTAGTGTAAGACAGCAAAAAATGATTGCTGATAACACCGAAAGAACTGGTAAAGCTGTTGAACAGGCAGGGGCTTACGCTTAACTAAATATACAACTATGTCTTGGAAAAAATACTTTAACGTTCAAAAATCGTCATTTAACCCTGGGAATCAGCCTCAAAGCACCAATTCCAGAAGCGTGACAACTAGCAAGTTTTCTAGCTATCTAAATGAAGTGTACACAGGTACACCAAACCGTGTTGACCGTTATATGCAATACGACCAAATGGATGCTGACAGTGAAATTAACGCGGCATTAGACACTATTGCTGAGTTTTGCACACAGTTCGATGCAAAAACAAACGTACCATTTGACGTTCATTTTAACGATACACCTACTGACAGTGAAGTAAAAGTATTACGTAAGGCCTTGCAACAATGGTGCCGCATCAATGAATGGGACAAGCGACTATTTAGAGCAGTGCGTAGTGTACTAAAGTATGGCGACAACTTTTTTATTCGTGATCCAGAAACGTTTGAATGGATTTGGTTAGACCCTACAGCACTAACTAAGATTATTATTAATCAAACCAAAGGCAAAAAACCAGAGCAGTATGTTGTTAAAAACTTGTCTTTAGACATGATGGACAAAACAGCTACAGATGTTATCAAGCATGATACACAGTTTATGGCCATGAGTGCAATGAGCCGTTTAGGCAACATTCAGCCAGGCCAGGCAATGAACTATGGTAGCAAAAGCAACCAAGGACAAATTGAAGAATTTGGTATTGACAGTGACCACGTTGTACATTTGTCAATGACAGAAGGTATGGACAACAACTGGCCTTTTGGAACAAGTATTCTAGACAGTATCTTTAAGATTTACAAGCAAAAAGAATTGCTAGAAGACGCTATTATTATCTACCGCGTACAACGTGCGCCTGAACGTCGTGTATTTTATATTGACACAGGTAATATGCCAGCACACATGGCCATGGCATTTGTTGAACGTGTTAAAAACGAAATTCACCAACGCAGAATCCCAAGCCGTAACGGCGGCGGACAAACAGTTATGGATGCAGGCTATAATCCATTAAGCATGATGGAAGACTACTTCTTTGCTACAACAGCAGACGGACGTGGAAGTAAAGTTGAAACGCTACCGGGCGGTGAAAACTTGGGTCAGATTGATGACTTAAAGTTCTTTACTAACAAGATGATGCGAGCTTTGCGTATTCCTAGTAGCTACTTGCCAACTGGTCCAGATGACGGTACAGCGGCATATCAAGACGGCAAAGTAGGAACAGCTTTTATTCAAGAATTCCGTTTTAACAAGTATTGCCAACGTATTCAAGGCTTGATTGCTCCACGTTTTGACGAAGAATTCAAGCTATTTTTAAAGTTTAAAGGCATTGAGATTGATGCTAGTACGTTTGATTTACGTTTCCTACCACCACAAAACTTTGCCGCATACAGAGAAACAGAACTAAATGCCAGCCGCGCCAGTGTGTTTACACAGCTAGCAGAAGTTCCATTCTTGAGCAGACGCTTTGTTCTACAGAAATACTTGGGCTTAGAAGAAGACGAGATTGTAGAAAACGAAGAACTATGGTTAGAAGAAAACCCAGACAAGCACGAAGATGCAGGTGTGGGCGCAGACGATATGATGAGCGCAGGCACAGCCGGCGGCATTGGCACTAACGAGCTTGGCGCAGTTGGTGTACAACCTCCAGCTGAAGGCGGTGCCGAAGAAGCACCCCCAGAGGGCGGCGAAGCGGCGGGCGAAGCACCCCCAGAAGGAGCTCCACAATGAAATTTTTAGAGTTGCGTGAAAGCGCAGAAGAACAAAAAGAACAAACTCCTAATGACATTTTTAAAGGTCAATTGGATCAATTACGTAAAACCGACACTCGTAGAAGTCGTTTAACACTTATGCACTTGAACAAATTGCGTAAGATGAAAGAGCTACGTAAAGCAGAAGTCAACAAAAAAGCGCAAAAACTAGGCGTAATTTACGCTAGAGCGGCCGCACAATAATACCCTAGGCATACTTATGCCGAGGCCTAAAATCAAAAAACTACGTTTTTTAGGCCTTTTCTAAGGGTATTTTACTCCCCTGATTTAAATAATATTACGATAATAAACTATCTTTGGCCAAAGGAGATATAGGAATGTCAAAAAAGATATTAGAACAAGTGCTAGAGCACATCCTGAATAAGGAAGAAGACAAAGCTCAAGATTTACTACACTCTTTCTTCGTAGAGAAAGGTCGTAGCATTTATGAAGGCTTAATTGAGAGCGATGACGTGTCTGAGGAAGAAGTTTTAGAAACTGAAGAATTAGACGGCGACATGCAAGACGACTTCGGTAGCGACATTAGTGCCGCTAAAGAAGACATCGCTAGCGAAGAAATGTTCAGCGAAGAAGACGAAGACGAACTAGAATTCGGCGACGACAGTGCTGACGACATGGGCGACGACATGGGTGACGAATTCGGTGAAGACGACGGTGGCGACACTGAAGGTCAAATCGACGACGCAGTTATGGACGTTGAAGATGCGCTAGACGAGCTAAAGAGCTTGTTTGCTCAATTAAAAGATGAAAACGGTACAGGCGACGATCTAGGCGACGACATGGGCGGAGACGACATGGGCGACGAATTCGGCGACGAAGAAGAAACAGAAGAAAGTTTCCAATTTGAAGATGCTGACGAACTAGACGAAAGTGCTGACCTTATTGCAGTTGCAAAGCCAGCAGGTGGCGACAACGGTAATAACACTAAGAGCCCAGTAGCCGCTAACAGTGGTGCAAAAGGTATGGCCGCTAAGCCATTCAAACTAGGCGGAAGTGAAAGCAACAAAGGCGGAACACAAGGTGGTTTGCTAAACCCATCTACTAAGGAAGACAATGCTGGTAATGTAAACACTACTGGTAACAAGAAAGCTCCTAGTTTAAGTGCAGTTGCCAAGCCAGCTAAAGCTGAAGCCGCTGGTAACACACGCTCTCCAGTTGCAGGACGTTAATGATGAAATACGTACCACTTAAAGAAGCACTGACTTTCGATCAAGCCCAGCTTGTCGTGGAAAGCCGTGAAGGCCAAGACGGCAAGTCTAAGGACTTGTTTATGAGTGGTATTTTTATACAAGGCGGCGTTAAAAACCAAAACCAACGAGTTTACCCTGTAAACGAAATTGGTCGTGCCGTTAAGAGTATAAAAGAACGCATTAATTCGGGATATAGTGTATTGGGTGAGGCAGATCACCCAGATGATTTACAAGTGAATTTGGATCGTGTAAGCCACATGATTACTGACATCTATATGGATGGCGGTAATGGTTTGGGCAAGCTAAAGATCCTACCAACACCAATGGGCAACATTGTGAAAACATTGTTAGAAAGCGGTGTAAAATTGGGTGTAAGTTCTAGAGGTTCAGGTAATGTTAACGAAAGCGGCGAAGTCAAAGACTTTGAAATCGTTACGGTTGATATTGTTGCGAACCCTAGTGCGCCAGAGGCGTACCCTAAGGCTATCTACGAACGTGTTATGATGAGTTCTCGTCAGAGACAAATCATGGAAGTTGCAGAAGCCGTTAAGTATGACTCTAAAGCACAGAAATACCTCCAGGAAGAGGTTCTGAAGTTTATCCAAAACCTTAAAGTCTAAGGAGAAGGTATAATGACAGTTTTTTCGGAACTACTCGGTTCAGAGGTACTCTCAGAAGATGTTAAGTCTAAATTAGCTGAGGCTTTCGAACAGAAAGTAAATGAAGCTAAAGCAGAAATGACAGCCAACCTTCGCGAAGAATTTGCTCAGCGTTATGAGCACGATAAGGGCCTAATTGTTGAATCAATGAATCAAATGATTGAAGAAGCAATTGAGCAAGAAATCGTAGAATTCAAGCAAGATAAAGACGCTCTAGTTGAAGCTCGTGTAGCTTACAAAAAGAAAGTTGCTGAACACAGCGAACTATTAAACAAGTTCGTTATGGAAGCTCTTGCACGTGAAATCGGCGAATTGAGAAAAGACCGCCAAGCACATGAAACTAACTTTGCTAAGTTAGAAGAATTTGTGTTACAGCGTCTAACCGGTGAACTTAATGAATTACATGAAGATGAGCAAGCATTACGCACAGCTCGTGTTCGTATGGTTCAAGAGGGTAAAAAGATTATTGCAGATGCAAAGGCTAAGTTTGTTAAAGAAGCCGCTAGCAAAGTTGAAGGCATTATTTCTAGTGCTATGAAGACTGAGCTAACTCAGCTTAAAGAAGACATCAAGGTTGCTCGTGAAAATGCGTTTGGTCGTAAGATCATGGAAACATTCGCCGCAGAATTCATGGCAAGCCACTTTGCAGATGGAACTGAAGTTAAGAAGATGGGCAAACAAGTTGCCGAACTTCAAGCTAAGTTGGATGAGACAGCTCAACAACTAGCACAAAAAGACAATATGATTGCAGAAGCTGTACGTAAAGCTACCGTCGCAGAAGACGTTGCAAAGCGTACCCGTGTAATGCAGGAGCTGGTAGCTCCATTGTCCAAAGAGAAACGTGAGATTATGGAAGACTTACTGCAAACAGTAAAGACAACAAATCTTAAGGAATCTTTTGAAAAATATCTACCAGCAGTTCTTAACGAAGCAGTTAGCAAGACAGCTAAATCCACGCTAGTTGAGAGCGCCAAAGCACAGAGTACTGTGTTTACTGGTAACAAGTCTGTGAGCGCAGATCAGTCTACAGGTAAAGCTGAGATTGTTGCACTACGCAAACTTGCAGGATTATAAAAGTAAGGAGACATTAAATGTCAAGTCAACTTTTTGAGTCACAAAACTGGTCAGCTACTAAAGAAGCTCTGCTAGAAGGACTCGACGGCAACAAGAAGGCCGTAATGGAAACAACATTAGAAAATACACGTAAGTATTTGAGCGAATCTGTTTCAGCTGGTGCTACATCAAGCGGTAACGTTGCAGTTTTAAACAAAGTAATTCTGCCAGTTATCCGTCGTGTTATGCCAACTGTTATCGCTAACGAAATCGTTGGTGTTCAGCCAATGACTGGCCCAGTTGGTCAAATCCACACATTGCGTGTACGTTATGCTCAAACAGCTAACGGCGCAACTGCTGGTGAAGAAGCACTAAGCCCATTCAAGATTGCTGAAGCTTACTCTGGCGCAAGCACAGGTAAAGCCGCCGCAACAAGCGCACTAGAAGCCGAAGCTGGTAACAAGTTAAGCATTCAAGTATTGAAGCAAACTGTTGAAGCTAAGACACGTAAGTTGTCTGCACGTTGGACATTTGAAGCCGCTCAAGACGCACAAGCCATGCACGGTTTGGACGTTGAGGCTGAAATCATGGCCGCTCTTGCACAAGAAATCACTGCTGAAATCGACCAAGAAGTTATCGGTTCTTTATTGAGCCTAGCTGGTACAGCAGTTAGCACATTCGACATGAACAACACTGGTGCTTTCACTGGTACACCTACATACGTTGGTGATCGTCATGCCGTTCTTGCTATTCTTATCAACAACGCCGCTAACTTGATCGCTCAGCGTACACGTCGTGGCGCAGGTAACTATGTTGTTGTTAGCCCAACAGCATTGACAGTACTACAAAGTGCTACAACATCTGCATTCGCACGTACAACTGAAGGTACATTCGAAGCTCCAACAAACACTAAGTTCGTTGGTACACTAAACAGCTCTATGCGTGTATACGTAAACAGCTATGCTAACGAAACTAGCCCAGTTCTAGTTGGTTACAAAGGTCCTAACGAGATGGATGCGGCCGCTTTCTACTGCCCATACATCCCATTGATGAGCTCTGGTGTTGTTCTTGACCCAACAACATTCGAACCAGTTGTTTCGTTCATGACACGTTATGGCTATGTTGAGCTTACAAACACTGCAAGCTCTCTTGGTAACGCCGCTGACTACGTTGCAAAAATTGCAATGGCTAACATCAGCTTCCAGTAATCCAAGGATTGCTTTAGCAAAGTTCAAAAAAGCGCCGCAAGGCGCTTTTTTGTTGACTAAATCAGGAAGTATCAAAAATAAAAAACATTTTTGGTATAAATATAACAATATTAGTAACTGAATAAACATGGCCATTAATCTCAACCATCAAGACAATGCACTATCAACATCTAACGACACCTTGAACTTTCAAAGTACAATGGTTCAAAATTTAAATGTTGAGCGTGTAAGCACAGACCCATCACTCACAGTATCTGGAAGAGTTTGGTACAATACTACTGATAGACACATTAAAATGTCGGCCCTAAATGATTCAGGGCAATTAGTAGTCAAGCAGATCCCTATCAAAGACGATTTAGACTCTGCAATAGCACAAGTTAACAGCTATGTTGCTAATTTAAAGTTACAACAATTATCTAACGTGCAAGATCCTACACCAGGAGATGGTTTAAGATCGGGTGACGTATTAATATACGCGGCAGATATTGACAAGTGGTTAGTTTCAAATTACCTGTATCAACAAGTCATGGATGCAGGCGAATTTTAATGGAGAAATTATAAATGGCATCAACAATTAGAATTAAACGTTCGTCTACCAATGGCAATCCAGCAAGTTTGTTGGCAGGCGAACTAGCCTACTCGGCACTAGCGGGTACGCAAGCCAACGGTGGTGATAGGCTTTATATTGGTTTTGGAACTGAATCTTCAGGCAACGCCGCTAACCATTATGTAATCGGCGGTAAGTATTTCACTGATATGATGGACCATGTACATGGTACATTAACAGCTGATAGTGCTATTATTACCGATTCCAATAACAAGATTGATGTTATTAACGTTGGTAACATTACAACTACTGGTAGTAGTAACACTATCAGTGCAACAAACACTAACGGCGGTATTACATTAACACCAAACGGCTCAGGATATGTAACAATCAGCGGAACTAACGGATTAGTAATTCCTTCTGGTACAACAGCACAGCAAGGCCCGTCAGTAGCAGGCGCTATTCGTTATAACACAACTATTAGCCAATTTGAAGGTTATAGCGGTACTAACTGGAGTAGCTTGGGCGGTGTACGTAGTGTTGACGGCTTAACTTATATTATTGCTGAAAGTAGCCCAGGTGCTAGCGATGACATCATTCACTTCTATGCAAGTAATAACACTACAGCAGTTGAAGTAGCACAGTTAAACACAACAAAATTAAGCCTATTGCAAACTACAGCAAGTTCTAGTACAACTACTGGAGCCCTTGTTGTTGCAGGCGGCGCAGGCATTGCAGGTAACTTGTATGTTGGCGGTAACTTAGTACTAACTGGTACAGAAACAGCTATTGGTAGCGTTACATTCAATAACGGCTTAACATTAAGTGGTAGCGATACTGCTGGCCAAGAATACTTAACATTGAACAATGCCACAGGCGTTACAAAATTCCAAGTAGATACAGCATCTGGTAATACAACTATTGCTGGTACTATCGCTGTAACTGGTAACGCAACACTAAGCGGAACAGCTAGTGTAACAGGTGACTTTGCGGTTAACACAAACAAATTTACAGTTGCCGCTACTAGCGGTAACACAGCAGTTGCTGGTACATTAGCAGTAACAGGCGCAACGACACTAAGTTCTACTCTAGCAGTAACTGGTAACACAACTCTAAGCGGTACATTAGCAGTAACGGGCACAAGCAGTTATACCGGCGACGCAACATTTGCGGCAAACGTAACATTAAACGGTTCAACTACAGCGGCCACAGAATACTTCCGTATCACAGACGGTACTACAACTAAGTTCTTGGTTGACAGTGCTAGCGGTAATACAACTATTTCTGGCACAGTAGCAGTAACTGGTGCTTCTACTCTAACTGGTAACGTATCGATTGGCGGCACCTTAGGTGTAACTGGTGCTACAACATTGAGCAGTACAGCTAACGTTGTAGGCGATTTCAGCGTAAACACAAACAAGTTTACAGTAGCGGCTAGTAGCGGTAATACTGCGGTTGCTGGCACATTCAGTGTAACTGGTACAAGCAGTCATACTGGTAACGCTACATTTGGCGGAACAGTTGGTATTACCGGCGACTTGTCTGTAAACACAAACAAATTTACAGTTACAGCGGCCAGTGGCAATACATCTATTGCAGGCACATTGGGCGTTGCAGGCGATGTTGCTATCAACACAAACAAGTTTACAGTAGCGGCCAGCAGTGGTAATACCGTTATTGCTGGTACAGCAGGTGTAGCAGGCGACTTTGCAGTTAACACAAACAAGTTTACAGTAGTTGCGGCTAGTGGTAATACTACCGTTGCAGGTACATTGGGCGTAACTGGTAACACAACATTAAGCGGCACATTAGCAGTAACAGGTGTTACAACAGTAAGCTCTAACATTGTAATGAGCAGTAACTACATTACTGGCTTGGCTGATCCGGTTAACCCACAAGATGCGGCAACAAAAGCATACGTTGATGCTAGCCGTAACGGTTTAGACGTTAAGCAAAGCGTAAGGGCCGCCACAACAGCTAACATTACACTAAGCAACACTCAAACAATCGACGGTGTTGCACTAGCGGCAGGCGACCGTGTTCTTGTTAAAGATCAAACAACAGGTAGCCAAAACGGTATTTACGTTGTTGTAAGCGGTGGATCTTGGACTCGTGCTTTAGATGCTAATAACAGCGCAGATGCAGGTAACGGAAGCAACGAAGTTAACCCAGGTATGTTTACTTTCGTTGAAGAAGGTACAACAAACGCAGATTCCGGTTGGGTTCTAACTAACGATGGTACTGTTACATTAGGTACAACAGCTCTAACATTTGCACAGTTCAGCGGTGCAGGTCAGTTAATTGCAGGCGCTGGTTTAACTAAAACAGGTAACCAAATTGACGTAGGCGCAGGCCTAGGTATCACAGTTAATGCTAATGACGTTGCTCTTGCAACTACAGTAGCTGGTGCTGGTTTAACATATACAAGCGGTGTGCTAGATATTGTTGGTACATCAAACCGTATTACTGTTAACGCAGATAGCATTGATATTGCAAGTACATACGCTGGTCAAAACACTATTGTTACAGTTGGTACATTAACTAGCGGTGCTTTAGGAACAGGCTTTACAACAGTTGCAGTCCCACAAGGCGGTACTGGTGCTACTACATTCACTAGCAACGGTGTAATCTACGGAAACGGTACTGGCGCATTGCAAGTAACTGCGGTAGCTACAGTAGCAGGTAGCTTCTTGCGTCAAGATGCTAGCGGTGCTCCGTATTTCAGCAATGAAATCGACGGCGGAACATACTAAATAACAGAGTATGTTATATACCATAAACAGGATAGTTACATACTATCCTGTTTTGCTTTTCTATATAGAAAAAGGATTACTGCCACATGGCTTCAAATATTAAGCTGAAACGCTCAGCCGTACCGGGCCGCGTCCCAACCGTCCAGGACTTAGACCTAGGTGAACTTGCAATAAACACCTACGACGGCAAATTATACCTAAAACGTTCTTATGCAGGCAACGATACTATCGTCGATGTTAGCGCAGGATACAGTCTACCAGTAGCTACTACTAGCGTACTCGGCGGAGTTAAAGTAGACGGAACATCCATCACAGTAAGCCAAACCGGTGTTATCAGTGCAGGTACAGCGGCATATACAATTAATAGACAAGCTGAAATATCAGACGGCAGTACTTTAACTTATATCTTACAAGTGGCTCCTAAGAGTTCAGACTATATAGATGTGTATGTAGATGGGGTATATCAAAAGAAAGATTCGTTCATTGCAGGTTCGGGTACAGGGGTAAAAGACTCTTTTACAGGCAACGGTATTCAAACAGATTTTGTGTTAAGTGTAACACCTGTTGATGCATCTTATATAGAAGTATACTTGTCAGGTATTTTCCAAGAGGATACAACATCGTATACATTAACAGATGATACTGTTTCTTTTTCTGAAGCGATTCCGTCAGATGTACTAGTAGAAGTTATTTCTATTGATAAGAAAAGCCAGCTTATTCTGTCAGAAGCACCACCTAACGGCTCCTTGATTGAAATCATAACATACAGCCCAACATTAAACGTTAAGAAGATTTCTTTACTAGCAACTAGCGCCACATCAGTATTCAACATTGGTTATTCGTTGCAAACAGGCGACTTATGTAAATTAGTATGGGACGGGGTATATCAGCACTCTAATGCTTACTCTGTACTAGATTATACATTAACATTAACTGAAACTATTCCTGCAGGCGATTGGTTAGAATTAACATTAATAACCAGCAGTGCTATCGATGCTACGACTTCAACTGTAGCATCTAGCACTGTAGCAGAAAATAACGATGGTATCGGTATAGATACTCCACTGGACTTAAACAAACAAGTTCATAAACTAAGTTGGACAGGATCTTATGCATATACGCTAGGAGACGGGGTGGAAGGCCAAATTATATACTTGGTTCCTAGCCTAGGCCAATCTAGCGCAGTTTACATCACTATAGCACACGCTAGATTGCTAAATGACGGGGCCGGAACAATAAACAATAATGTAGTTTACTTTCCTTTCTCAGCCGCGCTACCTACTGTTATAACAGGCATTTTTACCGACGGTGCATGGAATCTCAGCGGCGGAACAGTAGCATGATTTTCGATTCAAAATACTTCAGTAAAGTATTTGATAAATATTTGGATATAGGATCCTAACATGAGTCTAACAAGAGTAAAAGCAAGTTTATTAACTGGCGTTATCACCCCAAGTAGCGCAACGTTCACTGGAACGATTACATTACCCGCAGGTACAACTACCGCGGCACCTTTGCTATTCGCAGATGGCGATACATTAACTACACCATATCAAGGTGCAATGGAATTTGACGGCACCGACTTATTCTTTACTCCTGGATTCGTTAGAAAAACAATTGCTTTTACAGATAATACTCATTACATTGGTACAACCAGTGTATCTTTGGATAGACAAAGCGGAAACTTAGCTTTAACAGGCATTAGCTCAGTAACATTACCAGGTAGTACTAGCGGTAGCGTATTGCTAATTCCAAGTGCTACAGGCACAGCAGTTACAATTACATTACCAGCAACTACAGGTACAGTAGTAACAACCGGAGATAGCGGCACAGTTACTAGTACAATGATTGCCAACGACACGATTGTTAACGCTGATATTAATAGTTCTGCGGCTATCGCTTATGGTAAATTAAATTTAACTAGCAGTATTGTTAACGCAGATATTAGCTCTAGTGCGGCTATCGCCAATTCTAAACTGGCCAATAGCGCAGTTTCGGTTGGTACAACCAGTATTGCTCTTGGCGCAAGTTCAACTACACTAGGCGGATTAACATCAGTAACAAGTACAAGTTTTATTGGTGCGTTAACTGGTAACGCGAGTACAGCAACGGCATTACAAACTGCAAGAACAATTGCATTGTCTGGCGATGTTGCAGGTAGTGTGTCATTCGATGGTAGTGCTAACGCAACAATCACAGCAACAATCCAAGCAGACAGCGTTGCACTTGGTACAGATACAACTGGTAATTATGTTGCAACAGCTACAGCAGGCTCTGGTATTAGTATTACAGGCTCCGGTAGCGAAACTGCGGCAATTACAGTAACCAACACTGGTGTGTTAAGTGCTGTAGCTGGTACAGGTGTGAGCGTGAGCGGAGCAACAGGTAACGTTACATTTAGTATTGGCCAAGCTGTGGCAACGACTAGTGATGTTACTTTTGGCACAGTTACAACAACCGGCAACGTAACGGTTGGCGGCAACTTGACTATTAACGGTACAACAACTACAGTTAACTCTACTACATTGTCACTAAGTGACCCAATGGTTTATTTGGCTACCGGCAACAGCGGTAATTCTGCTGACATTGGTATTGTAGGACATTTCAACGATGGAACATATCAACACACTGGTATTGTTCGCGATGCCACCGACGGCAAGTGGAAACTATTCAGCGGTGTTACAACAGAACCAAGCACAACAATAGACTTTACAACATGGACAACCGATACATTAGTTGCCAACGTAGAAGGCGAATTAACTGGTAATGCAAGTACTGCAACTAAGTTGGCAACAGCAAGAACAATCGGTTTGTCAGGTGATTCTACAGGTTCTGCGTCTTTTGACGGATCAGGCAATACAACAATAAGCTCTACGCTATCTACAACAGGTGTAACTGCTGGAAGCTATGGAAGTGCAACGGGTGTAGGCACATTTACAGTAGATGCCAAAGGTAGATTAACTGCGGCTAGCACAACAACAATTGCTATCCCAAGCACACAAGTTACTGATTGGACTGAAGCAGTTCAAGATAGTGCTAGTGCAATGATTACTAATGCTACACACGTTGGTATCAGCACAATTTATTATGACAACACAAACAAGCTGTCGTTAGAATTAACCAACACTGGTGTTGCGGCAGGTACATATAACAGCGTAACTGTAGATATAAATGGTCGTGTTACAGCGGCTAGTAATGTTGGTTACTTAACAGGTAACCAAACAATTAATCTAAGCGGTGATGCCACTGGATCTGGAACAACAGTTGTTAATATGACACTAGCTAACAGCGGTGTTACAGCAGGTACTTATGGTACAGGAAATCAGCGTAGCGTTGGAAATATTAACGTTGATGCCAAAGGACGTATTACAAGTATAACAGAAGTACACTTAGGAATTGTTAATAGTGATGTTATTACAGTAACTAATGCCAGTGTTTTAACTTATACTTTCCAGCAAAACGCAGGAACAATCGGTTCAGGTGGTGCAAATCCAGACGCAGTGATGATCTTTAACAACAGATTAAAGATGAGAGCAAGTGAATATACAGTTAACTCTAACGGAACAGTTACGTTTGCAAGCGGTACGTTAGAAGTAGGTGACGAACTAGAAATGTCGACATTTACATTCATCCCATGATAATTAGGACAACAGATGAGCAACTCAAGAAAATATCAAATTAGAAACGCAGGTGTTGGAGCTGACTTAGCCAGCGGCACCAATAACTACAAGTTGAATAGGACAACAGGTGCCTATGACACTTATACTGACGATGCTTCTATTACAACTACGGACATTGTTATCATTGGTAAAAAGTCCAACATTAGTGACCGCTTAGACGCTGTTGAAAAGAATATTACAGTATTGGCCGCGGCCGCGTTCTTAACAGACGCAGAAGACGGCATTGCAGGTTCGTACACTATTGCAAATAAACTAGCAACTGCAAGAACAATTGCTTTAACAGGCGACGTAACTGGTAGTGTAAGTTTTGACGGATCTGCTAACGCTACTATATCAACTACCATTGGGGCAAACACAGTAGTATTAGGTACAGATACAACTGGCAACTATGTTGCTACTGTAACAGCAGGATCTGGTATTACTGTTAGTGGTAGCGGCAGTGAAACAGCGGCCATTACTGTAGGCATTGATAGCACAGTAGCGTTAAAAGCTGATACACATTACATTGGTACAACATCTGTTGCGCTAAACAGAACAAGTGCAAACTTGGCATTAACCGGTATTAGCTCAGTCACATTACCAGGTAGCACAAGCGGCACAGTTCAGTTAATCCCAACCGCGGCAGTTGGTACAGGTACGGTATTAACAATTCCAGCAACAACTGGTACGATTGTTACAACAGGCGATTCTGGTACAGTTACAAATACTATGTTGGCTGGTAGCATTGCTAATAGTAAGTTAGCGAATAGTACAATCTCTGGAATTCAATTAGGTAGCAACTTGGCCGCACTAACTATTGGTACAGGCCTAAGCGGTACTAGCTACAACGGTAGCACAGCAGTTACAATCGCTAACACTGGTGTGTTAAGTGTTAACGGTAGCTCTGGTACTATTACAGGTATTGCTAACTCTGCCGATGTTCATTACATTGGTACAACTAGTGTGGCACTAAACCGTGCAAGTGCAAACTTGGCATTAACTGGTATTAGCTCAGTCACATTACCAGGTAGCACAAGCGGCACAGTACAATTGGTTCCTGTTGCGGCAGTAGGCACAGGTACAGTATTAACAATTCCAGCAACAACTGGTACGATTGTTACAACTGGTGATAGTGGTACAGTTACCAACACAATGTTGGCAGGATCTATCGCCAACGCAAAATTAACAAACAGTAGTGTCACTGTTGGTACAACTGCAATCAGCCTGGGTTCAAGTTCAACTACTTTAGCTGGTTTGACTAGCGTAACATCGACAAGTTTTGTTGGCGCATTAACAGGTAATGCAAGTACAGTTACAAACGGAGTTTACACAACTGACACTGGTACAGTTACTAACACAATGCTAGCAGGTTCAATTGCTAACGCTAAATTGGTTAACAGTTCGGTAACAGTTGGTACAACAGCAATTAGCTTAGGTTCAAGCTCTACAACACTAGCTGGCTTAACCAGCGTGACTTCTACATCGTTCACTGGTGCATTAACCGGTAACGCAAGTACAGCTACTACATTGCAAACACCACGTGCTATCCAAGGTGTAAACTTTGACGGCAGTGCGGCCATTACTGTAGTTACAGCAGGTACAGGTATTAGCGTAAGCGGAACAGCAGTTACCAATACAGGTGTAACCAGCATTGCTGGCACAGCTAACCAAATTACAGCCAGTGCTAGTACAGGCGGCGTAACATTGAGTCTTCCAAGCTCAGTTACACTTCCAGGTGATTTAACAATTACTGGTAACTTGACCATTAACGGATCTACAATTACAGCTAACAGCGCAAATGCCGCGTACACTGACTCGTTGATTGAATTAAACTATATTAACGGTGGCGTACTAACTTCTGATAACGGTAAAGATATTGGTTTCCGTTTCCACTACTATAAAACCAGCGATAAAAACGCGGCCTTGGTTTTTGATAATACAACACAAGCATTAGAATACTTTGTAGATGGTACAGAAACTACTGGTACATTCTCTGGAACATACGGAAATTATAAAGGTGCAACATTTATTGCGGCCGCCACAACTGGTACAGCACCATTTACAGTATCTAGTACTACTCGCGTAGCTAACTTAAACGTTGCTACAGCAGGTACAGCAGATACATTAACAACAGCTCGTTTAATCAACGGCGTAAGTTTTAACGGCAGTGCTGACATAACAGTTCATACTGCTGGCACTGGTATTAGTATTAGCGGTACAACTGTTACCAACGCAGGTGTTACTTCTCTTACAACAAGTAGTGGTTTAAGTGCAAACACTAGTGCAACCGGCGCAGTTTCTATTACTAACACAGGTGTAACTAGCAACGTTGCTGGTACAGGTATTAGCGTAAGCGGTGCAACAGGTGCAGTAACAATTACCAACACGGGTGTAACAAGTGCGGCAGTAAGCGGAACTGGTTTAAGCATTAGTGGTGCAACAGGCGGTGTAACAATTACAAGCAACGCTACAAGTGCAAACACAGTAAGTACCATTGTTGCTCGTGATGCAAGTGGTAACTTCTCTGCTGGTACAATTACAGCGACTTTAAGCGGTAACGCAACTACGGCTACAACTGCTACAACTACAACAGGTAACGCAGGTACAGCTACTACATTACAAACTGCACGTAATATTCAAGGTGTAAGTTTTAACGGTAGCGCAGATATCACTGTAGTTACTGCGGGTACTGGTATTGGCGTAAGCGGTACAACTGTAACTAACAATGGTGTAACCAGCAACGTTGCAGGTACAGGTATTAGTGTAAGCGGAGCAACTGGTGCAGTAACTATTACAAACTCTGGGGTAACTAGTTTAGTAGCAGGTACAAACATTGCAGTTAGCGGCTCGACTGGCGCAGTAACAGTCAGCGTGTCTGGCACGGTTGCTAGTGCAACAGCAGTTCCTAGCTACGATAGAGATAGAACATTGGCCAGCACATTGCCAACAACATTTGGCCAAAGTGTACGTTTTGACTTTGTTAACGCCAGCGCAATCGGTACTAACGGTAACTACGGTGGTGTAATGACATTTGCACCATACACAGGTACTAGTGCAAGTACAGGCGATGCATCGTATCAGCTGGCATTTGGTAGCACAGCAACCAACGGTTCTGGTACACCAAGACTAAGAATTCGTAACGGTATTGACAGCACATGGAACAGCTTCTATGAAGTTCTAACAGCGGCCAACTACAACAGCTATAGTCCAACACTAACTGGTACTGGTGCTAGCGGTACATGGGGTATTAGTATTACAGGTAACGCGGCCACACTAGGCGGCTACGCACCAAACACAACAGGCGGCGCAAACTTAATCGTACAACGTGATAGCAACGGTTACATTCAAAACAACTACTTCTATACCAGCGGTGGCGGTAGCGAACGTAACGCATCTGGCATGAGTTACTTTGCAGGCTTTAACTCTAGTGATTACTATATCCGCAGTTACACTCCTGCCGCAGTAGCTTCTGCAATCAGCGGCCAAACAATGAACATTAACGGTAGCTCTACAAGTTGCTCCGGTAACTCGTCGACTGCTACAACAGCTACAAACACAAGTAGCGGTACAGTTAACGGCAACTACTTAGGTGTACATAACACAAGCGGTAGCACAGGTTACGGTTTATCGTTGTACAACGGTGCAGTAGCAGGTCAACCAACATACGGTATATTCTTTGGACAAACTGCTACATGGGGTACACACGGCAACGTAACAGCAGATTGGGCAACATACTTTACAATGGATGCCACTGCTAACCGTGGTTGGATCTTCCGTGATGTAACCAACGGTAACAAAGCATCTATCTCTAACACAGGTAACGCAACATTTGCCGGTGAAGTTACAGCTTACTCAGATGCACGTTTGAAAACAAACATTGCAACTATTGACAAAGCACTAGACAAAGTTGTAAAATTACGTGGTGTTTACTTTGATAAGGACGGCAAGCGCCAAATTGGTGTAATTGCACAAGAGATCAGAGAAGTATTCCCAGAAGTTGTTGGTGAAGCCAATGATGAAATGAAGACCTTGCACGTTAATCACGGCGCAATGGTTGGTGCATTAATTGAATCTACTAAAGATTTGAACGATAAAATTGAAGCACAGGCAAAAGAAATCGCTGAGCTAAAAGCTCTGGTTCAACAATTGCTAAGTACTAAATAACACGAGAATTTAAACTATGGCAGGAACATTACCAGCAACAGGCACTACAATCGCAATGGGTAGGACTCGAAACGCATATAACCTTTCGGGCACTATCACATTGCGTGCCGGCTTAGGCGCTAAAAGAACATACCCAGGTGCAGACACAACATCTACTAGCTGGGGCTTTAGTTCTAAGATGGGTGGCCAATCTTATCCAGGCACATACTAAATTTAAACACACTAGGAGACAGACATGGATGTTAAGAAATTATTGGCCGCTGTGCCAATCGGTCGTAGCCAATACGAATTTGATAACTTTGTAACTGGCGGCGCAAATTCCGAAGCACGTTACGTTAGAGACTTGTTACTTGAAAAAGAACAGTTAGAACGTGCCGTGCAGGAAAGCGCACAAGACTTTAGACAACACGATAGGTATACAAAAGAGCTAGCACAAGTTGATGCAGTTCTAAATAGCTTTACCGAAGAACAAATCGAAGCAACACTGGCTAACTTTGAAGCAGAAGAAGGACAATATTGGGCGGCCTACTTAGGTAAGATTGCGGCCATCGAAAGTCTAACACTAGACCGTCCGACTCCTGAAACACTAGACAAGTTAGCATTGCTACCAATCGAAGACTTTAAAAACAGCGTAATCATTACAAACAGAATCATGGAATATATCCGTAGTACCACTGCACGTATCGAACAAGAAGCGTTTGGTAGCGAAGCAGAAGGCCTTGGTACCGGTAGCGATATCCAAGGATGAGTTTACTTAAAAACGCATTACAAAAGCCACTACAGCCAACCAAAGAGCAATCTTTAGAAAACGCTAGCGTGGCTATTTGTGTACCATCACGTGACATGGTTCATACCGTTTTTGCTTTTGGCCTAGCAGAATTAATGAACTACAACGCACAAAAAGGTATTCGTACCAGTGTACATTTTAACATGGGTACACTGGTTGTAAATCAACGTGAAACCCTTGTTCAACAAGCATTAGATGTCGGTGCTACACACATTATGTGGATTGACAGTGACATGGGATTCCCCAAAGATACTGTTGAACGACTACTAGCACATAACAAGCCAGTTGTGGCAGGTAACTATGCTACCCGTAGAACTCCCTTTAAAACAGTTGCATACAAACGTATTTTAGACTGGCGTAGTTATCTAGTACACGATAAAAATGCCAAAGGACTTACTGAAGTAGAAGGCATTGGCATGGGCTGTATGCTAGAACGTACAGATGTGTATAAAGTATTGCCTAAGCCATGGTTTGCGCTAGAATATCAAGCTAAAAGCGATGACCACATGGGCGAAGATATGTATCACTGTAGAGCCTTAAAGGCCGCAGGGTATACAGTTTATGTAGACAATGAACTAAGCACCAAGCTACAACACGTGGGTAGTTTTGCTTACACTACAGACTTAGTAGAGCCTAATTTAGAATAATTTGCTTAGAATTTAGTATAGCGGCTTCGGCCGCTATTTTTTTGAATAAATATTAGGATATAACCGTTTGGAATTCAAATGCTAAAAACCAGAGCTCAAAGTAAGTACATTTTAAACACCGATAACCAGGATCAAATCCTAGTAAACGAAGCAGGTGATTTAGAAGTAATCCGTGGCCACTTAGTGCTACAACAACCCGCTACAGACTTAAATCATGCTGTAACCAAAGCCTATGTTGACAGCGTAGCCCAAGGCTTAGACGTAAAAGCTAACTGTCATGTTTTAGCACATGATAACATTAACATTGCTATTGCTCCGGCAACAATCGACGGCCACCCACTCCAAAACGGCGATAGAATTTTCGTTGTAGGACAAATCTTCAAGCCACAAAACGGTATCTATGTATTCAACGGACAAGGCGTTCCCTTAACAAGAGCAGACGATGCAAACACCAGTGCAGACATTACATCCGGTATGTATGCTTTGGTTACAGAAGGCGACCAATGGGCACGTACTGGTTGGATCTTAACAACTCGTGAAACAGTTGTACTAGATGTTACTGCCTTAGACTTTGTACAGTTTACAGGTGTAGGTAGTTTAGTAGCAGGGCCTGGTATTGAATTCTCAGGTAACACATTAAGCGCAAAGCTGGGCAATGACAGCAGAATTGTTGCCAATGCCTTAGGCTTAGATTTAGCATTTGTTGATGTATTCCAAGGTACGTACAACGGTATTACCATTGACGAGTATGGCCGTGTTGTAGGTGCAGTAGAAAATAACTACCTAACAGAAAACCAAACACTAAACATTACAGGCGATGCTACTGGTACAGGTAAAACAGATATTACTTTAACTTTGGCTAATACTGGTGTTACTGCTGGTACTTGGAACGGATTAACAATCGATGCTAAAGGCCGCATTACAGCATTAGGTAGTCAAGTATTCTTAACTGGTAATGAGTCAATTACTATTAACGGTGACGTAACCGGTTCAGGTACAACAAACATTACAACTACTTTAGCAAATACAGGCGTATCTGCAGGAACATATGGTAGCACTACAAGTTCCTTCTCTGCTATTGTAGATGCCAAAGGTAGAATTATTACTGCCCAAGATAATCCAATTGCTTTCCCTGTCACCAGTGTTGCTGGACGTTACGGTGATGTGGTACTAACACCAACTGATGTAAGTTTAAGCAACGTTACTAACCAAGCACAAGTTGTTAACTATGGAAACGTTCCAGGCATACTTGCAGGCTTAACAGCTAACCGCCCGGCCGCTAGCGTAGTAGGACGTTTGTACATTGCTACAGATACACTAAGCATTTCTAGAGATAACGGTGGCGCATGGGAAATTTTGCGTCCAGCAGTTGCAGGTGATGTAATTATTCCAGCTAACGCAGGTAACAGCACACTAAGCACAACTGGTATTACCAGTGGCACTTACACTAAACTAAGCGTTGACAGTAAAGGCCGCGCATTTGCAGGTAGCCAATTAACAAGTTTAGATATTAAAAACTATCTAGGCTATACGCCGGTTAACAGAGCAGGCGATACAATGAGCGGTCCTATAGGTCTAGCCATTGGTACAGTTACAGACCCTGGCTTATATTTTGGAACAACAACTTCAGCTGGTTTGTTTAGCCCAGCCGGCAATGAAATTAGTATTGTAACCGCTGGCAATGATAGACTTAAAGTTAACGGCGCTGGCCGAGTATTAATTAATTCTTTTGATAACGGCATCGATATTTTACAAGTTAATGGAACAGTTAGTGCTAGTACACCTACAATGCCAAACCAATTGGCAACAAAACAATATGTAGATGATGCAGTTGCTACCAAAGATACAACAGACGAAATTACAGAAGGTTATAACAACTTATACTTTACAACAGTTCGTGCTAGAGCAAGCATTAGCGCCGGTGGTAACTTGTCGTATAATAGTACAACTGGTGTAATGAGTTATACAACTCCTACTACAGACGGCATTGTTGAGGGCTCAAGTAAGCTATTCTTTACAAACGCAAGAGCTCGTAATGCTATCAGCGTAAGCGGTAATGGAATAAGTTATGATTCATTAACTGGTGTTATCACTAGCAATGCAACAAACGCCAATACTCCAAGCACTGTAGTTTATAGAGATGCGGCTGGTAACTTTAGTGCAGGCACAATTACTGCCAGCTTGAGTGGTAATGCAAGTACCGCCGGTACTTTACAAACAACTCGTAGTATTACAGCTACAGGTGATGCAAGCTGGACAGTAAACTTTAACGGATCTGGTAATGCCAGTGCGGCATTAACATTGGCATCAACAGGTGTAACAGCCGGAACTTATGGTGGTGGCGTAACATTCCCTCAACTGGTCGTAGACGCTAAAGGCCGTATTACTAGCGCAACCAACGTATCATTAACAGCCAGTGACATTACAACAACATTGGGCTACACTCCAGTTAATAGAGCAGGCGACACAATGGCAGGTTATTTGTCGGTACTAACACCAGACTTACCAGCACATGCCGCAACAAAAGCATACGTTGATCAAGCATTGTATGGCTTGTCAAATATTTCTGCTAAAG